CGGATATAAATTAACCAATCATGAAACATATAGCATATTCAATACCGCAATAGGTAAGGTCGTTTGTGTTTGTAAAAATTGTCATACGACATATTTACGAATGCGAGCTAAAGAAAGAAAAAGGGCTGCACTTGCTGGAACAAGTACAACCCTAGTCAAATAATTAACTATCTATAGTATATCACAAAGGAGATTTATCATGAATAAAAAAGTTGTAGTAACAGGTTTAGCAATCAGTGCATTAGCAGTTAACGTAATGGCAGATACAGTAGTTCAAGGTCCAGTAGAACCGACAGCAGTTGCTCCTATTGCAACTGGTTATAATTCCATGGTCGGCGGTGTTAACAGTAAGGCAACTGGAACAAACGGAATTATCTTGGGTCGCGATAACGTTGTTACCGGCGATAATACAACTGTTATCGGTGGTGGTAATAACACAATCGCTAATGGCGAAGCAACTGTTATCGGCTACAATAACACAATTACAGGCACAGACAAAGAAATTACTGTGATTGGTTCTAATAATACTGCAAGCGGTCAAGGTGCGTTTGTTGTGGGTACTCATACATACGCAACAGCAATCGACGCAGTAGCATTAGGAAATAACGCTGTAGCAGATAGCCCAAACAGCGTAGCTCTTGGTACCAACAGCGTTACAGATAGCGCCGTTGGTGTTGAAGGAATTACTATCAACGGCACAAAACATATCTTTGCCGGAGAGCAACCGGCAAGCGTTGTATCCTTTGGTTCTCGTGAACGTGCTGGTGCTGGTGGTGTTAAACACTACAATAGACAGCTCCAAAACGTGAGTGCCGGCCGTATCGAGGTAGATAGCCTCGACGCTGTGAACGGCTCCCAGTTGTTCGCTGCGATTAACGAAATCGAAACGAACGCAAAGGCGATTAACAACAATAAAACAGCAATTATTAAAACACAAAACAATTTAAAAGACCTAGCCGTTGGCGTTCAAATGCTTGGCGACATTGTGCAAGACAATACAACAAACATTTCTAACAATACAAAGGCTATTACTGATTTAGGTAAACAAGTTAATACAAATGCAGCGGACATTAAAGCATTAAATCATTATGCCACTAATCATGAAGGTCGTGTAACGCAACTCGAAAAAGATACTAAAACAATTAAAAGCGATGTAGCTAATACGCAAAAACAAGTCAATGTTAATACTAAAGATATTGCAGACTTGAAAGATAAAGTAGGTGCTTCCGCAACAGCAGTTAAAAACGAACTTAATAATCGTATTAACCAAACAGATAAACGACTTAATAATCTAGGTGCTAGTTCTGCTGCACTCGCTGGTTTACATCCATTAGATTTTAACCGCAATGATAAAGCAAGTTATGCGGTTAGCTACGGACATTATAGAAATGCAAATGCAGTCGCATTAGGTGCTTTCTACCGCCCTAATGAAAGAACTATGTTCGGCTTAGGTATGAGTTTAGGTGCTGAAAAGCAATTCACTGCAAACGTTGCTTTTAAAGTTGGAAAAGGTTCCGACTATCTAGCGGAAGCAAAAGGTGAAAATGCTCGTATTAGCCAACTTGAAAAACTTGTTGAAGCATTAACCAAAGAAGTTGCAACTTTGAAAGGTGAATAATGAATACTGACATTTTAATGTTTGAGGGCGAGAAAATTGACCTCAAACTCATAAAGGAACGTCATAAAAATTACGATATGTTCCCTACTCCATGGGGAAACATGACTTTATGGTACTTAACGTATCGTATCGATTATCTAACAGAACAAACGCAAGTATCACCAATGGCCGAAGTTAGACCATATCTATATAAAATCATCGACACAATGAAGGCTATTAAAGCCTATTTAGAAGAGGAGTAATGACATCATGAACCAATTTACAATCGAATTTAAAAACCCTAAAGACTTAGCTAAAAAGATTAGCGAGTATAACGAACTTATGAATGGTGCAAAAATTCAACCACCGGAACCGGCGCCAGTAGTAGTTGAATTTAAACCAACAAAAGATGAACCGAAGGAAGAACCAAAACCAACAAAAGATGAACCTAAGGAAGAAAAGCCAGTTCCTGGTGCTAAGGTCGATAAAGAAATTGTCGAAAACATTTCAATCGAAATCGAAGAGCCAAAAGTTCCAGTAACAGACTTTGACGGCAACGTGGTTGATGTAGAGCCTACTGAATTGTCTGTTGAGGAACCGGAAGCGGAAATCGACCATCAAGCCTACTGGGCGGACTTTAAAAACTGGTTGAAAGCTGTGGGTCAAGATGGTATTAAAGCAGCACTCACAATCTTTAGAAATCACGGTGTACAAGGGAACCCTTCAAGCGAAAACTTAACACCTGAAATTATTAAAGAGTTAAACGCTTTAATGAATAAATAAGGAGAGTTTAAACATGGCAAATACTAACAGTTTTAAGCACGTTATCGATACCGTAACACCTCAAATCGAGGTGTTACAAAAAGCGATTGAACTAGACCCAGCTAACACAATCGAATATCAAAGGGCATTAGATTTTATCGAAACTAACATATCGACTTCTAAAAGTATCATTAAGGCGATTAAGCTAGTTGAAAAGCATGCTAAGGCCGAAGAAAAAACAGAGGAAGCACCTAAGCCTAAAAAAGAAACCAAAAAGAAAACTGCTGAACCGGTTCAAGTGGTTGAACAGCCTAAAGAGGACGAGGAAGAAAACTTGTTAAGCATGTTTGACTAGGAGGTAGCAATGAAATTTTTAGGCAACTTCAATGTAAATAAAATGTTCGACAGCATTATTATGGAGCGTCAATATGACGCTCTATATACCACCATTCACCATTGCGATTGTAATTTTACATTCGGCGGACAATGGGAGCGAAAGTATAGCTTTCATAGTGGTTATGTAACTGGTGCCAAACATTTTGTATGCCCTAACTGTGGCGTTTACTCAAACCCTGAAAGGGATAAAATTTACTATTCAACAAATGAAGATAATGTGTTCCCTTTGAACTTAAATATCGACATATGGAATTATAAACATTTTCTTGATTTAAAAATTCGCTATAAAGGTATTCAGTTAACATTCGACGGCAGACGAATAGACCGAGGGATATGTACTGAAACTCTTCGCTTTGACTTTAAGCGTAAAATGGCCGTATTTATCGACCGCAATCGTGAAAAGCACGATTTAACAGTTGAGTACATCAGAACAAATGATGTTTTACCGGTCTTAAAATACTTTAACAAGTCATACGCTGTTCACGCTGTATATAAGAAGCAATTAAACACAATCTTTAAATCGCTTAGATTAACGTTCGAGCGACGTTTAAAAGAGGTGTACGGCTTTGATATTAAAGGTGTGTATATACCACCTTCTGTGAGTGAATATGGCGGTTATTTTAAAACTATGCTTGTTAATATGGCTTTAAAAATGCAAGCACCGGACATGCCAACAATTACAGACTTAATTAAAAGTAACAATAATTGGGAGTACTCGTATGGTATTCAACCTAATATCGCTATTCCGTTTGATGATGATGTACTCAACCTAACAAGAACAGGTATAAACTTCCTGGAAGCGTTACGAATTACAAGTCATGCACCTAATAGTCGTTCATTAAGAAAAGCGATGATTGAAGACCCTATGATGGTTAAAATGGCAAACGTTTTGAACTTATTTAAAGATGAAAACTGCCGAAGAAAAATCGTTACATTAAAGCGTAGAGTTGAATACAGTATTCCGCACTATGAACACATTGTAAAACGGCCTCGCCACCTATTAGAGTGTATGAAGGTTACAACGCAAGAAATTCGTAATATGTGGCTTAATATCATAGGTCGTTTTGGTGAAAAAAACGTTCTTAAATGGTTATTGAGCGAGGAGCAACGTAACATAAGCGACATCGTTAATATGTATCAAAAATTGCAACCTAGCTATAGGGAGTTATTGCATAATACAAAGTTTAGACTAAAGAGCTTTCACAATGCAGTTATTACCTTATTCAATAAACAAGAATATGGCGATGTAAATCTGCCAACAATTCCAACGTTAAACGCAGACGTTAACGGACTTCATTTTATGGTACCAAAAACTGCTGCCGACTTAATGACAATCGGCAAACAACTTAGAAATTGTGTTGGTTCATACAAAGACCAGGTAATGCGAGGTACAACGGCAATCGTAGTCGTAACAGACGATACGATGAAACCAGTTGCATGCTTAGAATTAAATCGAGTTGATGATGATTTTAAGGAGCTGGTGCAAGCGAAACTATTCGGTAATCAAAGTGTAAATAGAAATAAAAACATTAACGATACAGTCTTGGCCTGGGCGAACCAATTACAAATTGAACCTAGAACGATTGATATTGAAGCACAAGTATCATAGAGAGGATATAACATATGAAACTCGTACAATTAAATTTACAAAACTTCAAAGGTATTGAATTTGGTGATTTTAGGTTTACTAATAACACTATAATTCGTGGCGATAATGCCACAGGTAAAACAACTGTTTTCGATGCCCTTTGCTGGTTATTGTTTGGTAAAGATAGCCTAGATAGAGCTGACTTTCAAATTAAAACATTAAAAAACGGCGAACCAGTTCACAACGTTAATCATATGGTACAAGCTGCCTTTGATAACGAGGACGGAACAGGGTTTACGCTAAAACGTATTTATCGTGAAAAGTACAGCAACCCTAGGGGTGGTGAAGTTAAGTTAACCGGTCATACGACTGATTATTTCATTAACGATGTACCCTCTAAAGAAAAAGAGTATAAAGCCTTTATTAATAACATGATTAATGAAGATGTTTTTAAACTCATTACGAACCCTTTATTCTTTAACGAGCAGTACACGTGGCAAAATCGCCGTAAATTATTACTTGAAATGTGCGGTGATGTGGACGATGCAAGCGTAATCAATAGCAAGGACGAATTAAAACGTTTAACCAAACTATTGAATGGCCGTTCTGTAGACGAGCAACGCAAGATTATCGCGAGTAAAAAAACGGCTATCAATAAAGAACTGGATATGATACCAGTTCGAATTGATGAAGCTGTTAAGTGTAAACCAACTCCATTGGAAGCGGAGCAAAAACTGAAAGACGATATAGCGACTATCGAAACTGCTATTAAGCAGTTAGATGAAGATAAATCAGTTATCGTTAACGGCTTAGACGGCGCAGAGCGTACCGCTAAAATTCGTGAAGTAAAACGTAAATTGGCGGATAGAAAAAGTCAGTTAATGAACGAACATACTGACAACGAGCGACGACTAGAACATGAATATAAGTTATCGCTTGTTCAATTACAAATGGCAGAAAGTGAACGAGACCGCTATAAAGACCGTGAATATGAATTAGATAGTCAAATTAAACAGGAAGAAGCTCGTATCGATAAATTACAAGCAGAGTTTGATGATTTTAATCAATCACAATTTAACAAAGAACTTTGCCCTACATGCGGACAGAAGTTGCCGGCTAGTAAATACGAGGAATTGCAAACCATTTTTAACCAAAGTAAAGCTGTAAAACTCGAAGAATGGCAAGCGTTGATTGATAGTGCTAAAGCCTTAAAACAAAACTACATCGAACAAAAGGAAATCATGCAAGTGAAAGCCGATGGCATGAGTAGTCAAATCGAAGAACTATCTAATAACAAAGATGCAAAACAAAAAGCAATGAATGAAGTCGGTGAAGTTGATTTAGATAACGATGTACAAGTTAACGACCTTAAAGCAGAGTTATTCATGCTTGAACTTGACGAAGATAATACAAGCGACGACCAATTAAAGCGAATTGATAGTGAATTATCTGAACTAGCTGATAAGCGAAGCACGTTACAAACGGAACTCACTAAATATGATGTTATTCGTGATATTACTAAACGCATTAACGAACTTGAACAAGAACAACAACGCTTGATTAATGAAAAGAATTTAGTTGATGAAACAGCGTTCCTCTTAGATGAGTTCGTAAAAGCTAAAGTTGAAATGCTCGAAGATACTATTAACAAGCACTTTACTATTACAACTTTTAAAATGGCGAATGTCCTTGTGAATGGTAGCGTTGAAGATTGTTGCGAAACTATGGTTGATGGTGTTCCTTATAGGAGCCTCAACAATGCAGCACGAATTAACGCTGGCATTGATGTTATTAACGCTTTAACTAAGTTCTATAAAGTAAACGCACCGGTGTTTATTGATAACGCCGAAGCGGTTACAAAGTTTATCGACTGTAAAAGCCAAACTATTAAATTAATCGTAGATGAAACATGCAACGAGTTGCGTGTAGATATGGAGGTATAACATGGCGAATGAAATTACAACAAGAAAAAATGAAGTGGCGGCTAACTTTAATTCCGTAGCTAGTTTTGAATTATTACAACGACAAGCGAAAATGTTCAATGAATCTAGCTTAGTGCCTGATAACTTTAGAGGCCCTCAAAACTTTGGTAATGCTTGTATCGCACTTGAAATGGCAGTTCGTATTAACGCTAGTCCATTAATGGTGATGCAGAACTTATACGTCGTATATGGGAACCCTAGTTGGTCCTCTAAGTTCTTAATTGCAACGTTCAATCAATGCGGTAGATTCGAAGCGATTAAATACAAAGAAACCGGTACAAAAGGAACAAACAGTCAAGGTATTATCGCCTACACTCGCGAAAAGGGAAGTGATGAAGTTATCGCCGGCCCTGAGGTAACAATCGCAATCGCTAAGGCGGAAGGCTGGTATGACAAGAAAGGTTCTAAATGGCGTACAATGCCGGACCAAATGTTACGCTATCGAGCTGCAGCTTGGTTGATTAGAACTACAGCACCTGAAATTTCAATGGGGTTACCTACTGCCGATGAAACTATCGATGTTGAAGGTAACGTAAGCGAAATCTTAGATGATGCTGTAACAACGATTGAACATAACGCAAATGCTGAAACGCTTGATATCGATAACGAACCGATGTTTGTCGATGCCGAAACTGGTGAAGTATTAAATAGCGAAGCTATGTTCAAATGATTAGCGTTGAATGTTTTGGTAGCAGTTCCGCTGGCAACTGCTACCGCTTAAAATCGAACGTAAACGGCGACGAAATTATCCTCGACGCAGGTTTACCCTTTAAAAGTATTCAAAGAGCTTGTAGGTACAATTTTCTGCATTTATTCGGTGTTTTAGTAACTCACCAACATGGCGACCACTCTAAATCAGTTATAGATTGGTTGAAATTAGGTCATAAAGTCTATATGACAAAGGATACGGCACAAGCGTTACACGTTTTAGATGAACGAACCTGGGTTGAAATTAAACCGAAGCAGTCGTTTAAGATTGGGTGCTTTACTGTTCTTCCTTTTGAGTTAGAACACGATGTACCTAATGTAGGCTTTCTAATAACTGACGGCGACGAAAAACTATTGTACATAACGGATACATTTTATTGTAGGTACACTTTTAAAGGAGTACATCGAATACTTGTTGAGTGTAATCACTCATATGAAATCTTAAAAAATAAAGTTCATGAAGATGAACTATCTAAGCAACGAATGGAAAGGCTTGTGAAATCGCATTTTGCACTTGAAAACGTCGTTAAGTTCCTACAATCAATGGACTTAACCGAGTGTAAAGCGATACACCTTATCCATTTATCAAACGAAAACTCAAACGAGGAACAATTTAAATCAGTTGTACAGGCAGCTACTGGAAAACTGGTAATCGTAGAAAAGGAGTGATAACTACAATGGCACGACCGACAGCGAAAGGGGTTGAGTACTTCCCTTTAAACGTTAACTTCATAAACGACTTGAAGGTTCGTAAGTTGCTATTGTCATGTGGTGCAGAAGCAATCGCAGTCCTAATCTACCTACTTTCAACAATTTACAAAGACGAGGGCTATTACGTTGAAATTCACGAGGACGAAATCGACCTCATCGCATTAGATGTAAATGTTACTCCTGAATTTGTTTTAGAAGTAATAAATAAGGCATGTGAAGTTCGCCTTTTTGATGTAAATTTATACAATAATTTTAATGTTCTTACATCAAAAGGAATTCAAGAACGTTATTTAAAAATTACAGAACGTCGAAAAAATTCTGTTGTAATAACTCAGTTCAACTTAATTAATGTATACAATAACTCAATTAATGTTAACAATAACTCAATTAATGTAGACAATAACCCAGTTAATGTATACAAAAGTACACAAAGTAAAGTAAAGGAAAGGAAAGAAAAAAAAAGTAAAGTAAAATCTCTCTCTAACGATAGCGTTAAAAATGTATATTTAACAGAAACGAAAAAGAGAGATTGTATGAATAAAAAAATTTACGAACTTTACTTAAACGGAATAGGACAAATATCACCAACGATAAAAGAGCGTTTAGATGATTTGGTTGAATTGTACGGAATGGAACATGTAATCGTAGCTATCAATACAACAATCGAAAGTGGTGGAAGTAGCATTAAGTACGTTGAAACCGTGGCAGCTAGTAACTTGAAGAAGAAGGTGAATGACAATGGAACAAATAAACGTAGACCAGGAGCTGGAGCGACTGAAGCAACAGATGGGAGTGAAATCGACTGGTCGCAAGGTAACACCGAATGGTTATGAGTGGTACAAGCCTATTTACAATGAACCGGTGGTCGTTGAAAAGAAGGTTGATTTAAGCGTGTACGGTATCAAAGGTCGTTATGTGGATATGACTTTTGACAAACTAAAAGCACAAGGAGCACCAGTAGAAGATAGACAAGCCTATAACAACGCTTTCAAATATGGCGTACATGTTAGAGAACATATCGCCAATGGACGAGGACTGATAATGATAGGCCCTGTTGGTACTGGTAAGACTAGCCTAGCAATTAGCATTTTACGAAAAGCGATTGAACAGGGTTATAACGGTTATCTAATATCCATGACTAGCCTGTTCGATACACTCTTAACGCTTAGTAAAGGGCCGAGTGAACATTACTTGAAGTTTGAAAATCGTATTCGAAACTCACCACTATTAGTGCTTGATGATTTCGGAGCGGAATATGCGAGCGAATGGGTTCAACAAAAGGTCGCTTCGATTATTGCGGACAGAGTGGAACGTAGTAAATCAACGATTATCACATCGAATTTATCAGTGGAACAAATTAAGAAAGCCTATGACAGCCGAGTATATGACCGCTTAAAAGGAACATCATTTCTAATTGCGTTCAAAGGTAAATCACAACGTCAACCACTCGACATTAACGAAATTTAAAAATTCACGCTGTGTGAACATAAAATTCTCGTAACGATAAAATACTCGTGAAAAATAGTAGACCGCCCTTGTAGCGTTAAATTCATAGCTTAAATCGAAAAATAAAATACAAGATATATGACATGAGGTAACTAAAAATGGAAATTAAAGTTTTGATTGATGAAAAACAGAAAAGTACATCCATCGAATATGACGAAACTAAATATGATAAAGGAACTGTTGTTGCATTCCTAATTTCAGCACTTTTTAACTATACGAAAGAACTGCCAGCAGTTGAACGTGATATTTTACGGTTATTGTGCTGTGAAACCATGGCGAAAGGAGGAATTATGTAACACATGAATAAGCTAGTAGTGTATGGCCGACCAACAACCAAAAAGAATAATTCACGAATTGTATATCATGGTTCACATCCTCGAGTCTTACCATCAAAAGCCTTTTGTGATTATGAAAAAGATTGTATTAAACAGTTGCAATTCTTCAAAAAACGAGTGAACTATAAAGGCCCTATATCCGTACAGTGCCGCTATTACATGCCGGATTTTAGAGGTTGGCCTGACTTGGTCGGCCTACTACAAGCTACATCGGATATATTAACCACCGCTGGGGTTATTTTAGACGATATGTGGATAACAGATTACAACGGCTCTGAAATAGTCGGTGTTGATAAACATAACCCTAGAGTGGAAATTCAAATAGATTACGCTAAACCACCTCATGTATTACATGAGATTTGGAACAGGAGGAATAGTAAAAAATGATTGGGGTATTTGTGTTAGGTTTATTTATTGGTGCTGCACTAGGTGTATTGATTATGTGCTTATGTATCATCACTAAAGATATTGATAATGAACTTAAAAAACTAGAGGGAGATAATCGACATGAATAATATTCCGTATTTTTTATCGCACTTGCCTATATGGAAAGCCAATGTAAAAGATACAGTTAAAATCACGAAACGTGCTCGTGTTAAAGAACATCAATTCGACGCAGTTGATAAAAAGTCCGAGGACGTAGTAGTAAAACAATGTCCGGTATGTGGTATTAAATATCGTGTATCGTATCGATTACGAAATATCAAGAAAACGTGTAGCCCTTCTTGTGGACATAAATTACGAAATCAGAAGTTAAAGAAATCTGATGACTGGGTTGAAGATGCAATTAAGATGCGCCAGGAAGGTATGATTTTATCAGATATTGCATTGCGAGTTAATCGTGCAACGAGCACGGTGTGGAAGCAGTTGAAATTGAAAGGAATTGACTAATGAATAACAATGAATTCGAACGTGTAACCGGTTATGAAGACGCAGATTTACCGGAAAGAAAAATGGAATATGCTGCCGGCTATGACATGAAGCCTTATGAAAGCGGAGTAGTTATGCCAGGTGAAACAAAGTTAATTAAAACAGGTATTAAAGCTCGTATTAACTATGACGAATATATTCAAATGCACTTGCGTTCTAGTGTAGGAATTAAAAATAATATTATGCTTGCTAATGGAACTGGAATTATAGATGCGGACTACTACAATAATAAAGAAAACGAAGGTCATATTATGATACCTATTCGAAATTTAGGCAACGCACCATTCGAATATAAAGCTAGTGAAAGATTAGTTCAATTACTGTTCATGCCATATCGTATCACCGCAAAAGATACAACAACGGACAAGCGACATGGTGGGTTTGGTAGCACTGGGGTTTAATTTATAAAAGGGGACTGCAAGTATGGAAGAATTAACAAAAGCGGAGAAAAGAAATAAAGCAAGGCTATATATCGCTAAGATTGATGATTATCATCTAGAAGAACAAGCCCTGGTATCACAATTAGAATTACTTCAAAAACGACTGGGACCAGCTGGGTTACCACATAGCAGTTTAAGCGAAAGAACTGGTGGCGGTGGTGCAATGGGTATCATGGACCAGTTTAAAGAATTAACACGCTTGAAAGATGAAATTACCACGCTAAAAGAAAAAGCCGTGGAAGCAGAATGCGATATATTGCGGTGTATCTATAACATACCTGAACCAAAGTATAGAGCTATACTGATTGAAAAGTATGTTAATCGCAGAGATATGTACGCTATTTCGCTTGTATATCGTCAACTAGGCATGCAAAATAACTCAACGAACTACATCAAAAGAACCATTCGAAAAGCAGAGGAAGCATTTTATGATTACAACTTAAAAAATTAAGGGGTGCAACTAACTGTCCTCAACTATGTAGATATTATGCGTATTTGTAGCGTGTGGGGTGCACCTAAATGCACCTAATGTTACACTAAGTGCACCCAAATTACCATCAAGTGCACCTAAAATGCTATTGAGTACACCCTATTGACAGTGATATGATGTATTCGTCGATAGGTAGAAGTTGCACTACTGTTTAGACATTGCTATCCTCTCTTAGCGAAAACACTTAACTCTCTCATGAAAAGAGCACCCTAAATCTAGGGTGCTCTTTTTGTATGCAAAAATAAAAAGGAGGTACTGAATGGAAGTTATTAATATTAATGTTAACGAATTAACGCCATACGAAAATAACCCTCGAAATAACAATGAAGCTATTCAATACGTCGCTAATTCAATTAAAGAGTTTGGCTTTAAAGTTCCGCTTGTAATTGATAGCGATAACGTTGTTATCTGTGGGCATACTCGCTTATTGGCCGCTAAGCAATTAGGCATCGAAGAAGTTCCTTGTATTGTTGCCGACGACTTAACAGACGAACAAATTAAAGCATTTCGATTGGCGGACAACAAAGTAGGCGAAATTGCGACTTGGGACTTGGGAGCACTTGTTGATGAATTAAAAGATATTAATTTCATCGATATGGAAGATTTTGGGTTCCTGGGTGCAGACGATTTACGAACAGACTTTTTTGACGAGGAAGCGGAAGATGAAAAATCATCTGACAACGAAACCGAAGAAGAAGATAATGGTAAAACTGTTAAGGTCGTTTGTGATGATGCGAATTATCAACAATTAATCGACTTTTTAGATGAACATTTATTTGTGTACGAGGTGTAACATGGATAAAACAATCGTTTGTAATGTTACAGTCGAAGGCTTTCACAACTGGCCTAATGCACCTGAACAATTTAGCTATTTAAGAAGCAAACATCGCCACATGTTCAATATTGAATTACATATCCCTGTTACTGACTCAAACCGTGAAATTGAGTTCATTGAAGAACAACGCAATATAAGAGCGTACATTATGGGTAAGTTTGGCGATAATAAAGGATATGCACAGTTTGGCGGAATGTCCTGTGAACATATTGCCGAGTGGTTGATGGAGGTATATCCTACAGCGACATTTTGTAAGGTAATTGAGGATACAAACGGAGGAGCGACGCTTGTTAGGAAACAATATAAAAATCCATTTTGCTGGTTCCGATAATGTATTTAGTGCTAATGCAGCACTAAAGATAGCAGAAGTTAACTATCGACTATATACATGTTATCCGTTCATCGTAAATAAAAAGGTAACTGATGATTTACGATTAAAACCGGATGCACCTTTACTTAATACTGGACTACAGTTCAAACATACCATTCAAGATAGTGGTTTATTCACTTTGATGTTTGGTGCTGCCAAAGACAGAAAATTAACATACGATGATTTGATTGACTGGCAAGATAAACTCATGAAGTTTACTGTTACAAACAATTTGAAATCAACGTGCGTTGAAGTCGATTGTCAAAAGGTATTATCGCCGGAAGATGCATGGAAATTGCGTTATAGGATGCGTGAAAAGCTACCTAATAGACAAATCAACGTATTCCATAAAGAGGACGGCAAAAAGGGCTTAGACAGGTTAATTGAGTTCGCCGACTATATAGCAATTAGCGTTCCGGAATTGCGTATCACAAACCCTAAAACGTTTAGGGAGGACACTCACCGCCTAGCTTGGTACATTAAAAATCGTAAGCCTGAAATTGACATTCACTTATTAGGGTGTACTGATTTAAAAATGTTAAAACAAAATAAGTTTTGTACATCAGCGGATAGTACATCATGGCTTGCGCCTTTGCAGTTTGGTTATAACCGAACATCGAAAGGCTCGTATCACATTAACCAAAATAAGCAAGAAATTCGCGAAAAATTCATGGAACAAGCGAAGCTGCTAGGCGTTAAGGAACAATCATTGCCGAGGGCGGCCGATAGCGCCATAGCGGCTTTATTAAACAAGTTAGATTATCAGAGCGTTGCTGGTAGTCAAGACTAAAGGAGTAAACAAAATGTATTATGTAACAAAACGAATGGAGATTGCTGGTTCACATCAACTCAATCTCGATTATGAAAGCAAATGCCGTAACCTACACGGCCATAATTGGATAGTAACAGTCTTTATGAAAAGCGAAGAAGTGAACGCTAATGGAATGATTATGGACTTCACTCATATTAAACGTGCTATTCATGACCGCTTAGACCATAACCATATTAATGATGTAGTAGGCGAGTTAAACCCAACTGCAGAAAATATGGCTAAATGGATATGCGACCAGTTGGGTAAATGCTGTTATAAAGTATCTGTACAAGAAAGCGAAGGGAATATTGCTATTTATGAACGTGATTGAAATTTTTAGCAGTATCGAAGGTGAAGGCACACGAGCTGGTGAACTATGCACTTTTATTCGCTTGGCAGAATGTAACTTGCGCTGTTCCTACTGCGATACAGAATACAGCTTTACTGGTGGAAATGAAATGACTGTTGATGAAATTATGGAAGTAGTCGATGGTTATGGGAATGTAAATGTAACTATCACCGGTGGCGAACCATTATTGCAAGACTTAACGGAATTACTAAACGCTATGAATAGATATTTCGTTAACATCGAAACAAACGGAAGTATAAACCCTGTTCCATTGTATGGTGAATATCAAAATCTCATGTTCACTGTTGATTATAAATGTCCTTCTTCTAAGCAAGAGGAGTTTATGAACAACGGCGAAGCGTTGCAGGACTTGGAAGAGTGCGACGTCATTAAGTTTGTAGTTGGTAGCTTGGAAGATTTGAATCGTATGCGCCAATTAATCGAGGACAACGACTTTAAAGCGAAGGTATATGTATCTCCAGTATTCGGCAAGATTGAACCTAGAGATATTGTTGACTACATGAAAACGTATAACTTGCAAGGCGTAAGACTACAATTACAAATTCATAAATTTATATGGTCACCTGAAATGAAAGGAGTATAAGCATGAACCAGGAAACTATTGAAAGTTCTATCAAGCTCCTATTAACAGGGCTTGGTGAAAATTTAGAGCGTGAAGGTATTGTTGAAACACCTAAACGTGCTGCAAAAATGTATTTAGAATTACTGGAAGGCATGAAGTACACTAACCAGGAAATTGCCGAAATGTTTGGCAAGTCCTTTGAAGTGGATACAACTCAAATGGTAATTGTTAAGGATATTGAAGCCTTTTCTATGTGTGAACATCATTTAGCGTTGATGTATGACATGAATATTAGTGTAGGATATATCCCTAATGGTCGTGTTATTGGCTTGTCTAAAATTCCTCGTATAGCTGAAATGTGCTGTAAGCGATTACAACTACAAGAAAAGATAGGTGAGGACATTGCGGAAGTCATTTCTATTGCGACTGGCAGTGATAATGTAATCGTACACATTACATCGAAACATAGTTGCGTAACGGCTCGCGGTGTTAAATCTCGTGCATCCAGTACGACGACAACAACGAAAAAAGGTAAATTCACAAGTGATTATGACTTAACTCGTGAATTTATGAACGGCTTGAAATGACAGTTGTTGACTGCATTAAGCATAAATGCTTAAACAACAAGAAAGGCAAGTGTACAGCCGAAGTCATTGAGTATGACGGCTTATGCCAGTCATACATAACATACGGCCATGCACGCAAGCCCAAAGGTGGCCTTTGTGTTAGAAGTCATGGCAAATTGAAACATAAAAGCAATGAAGTTCTAAAGTAGATATTCGGTGGGAGGTGGTGAGTATGTGAAAAACTATGAAGCAGCCGAGAAGGACTATAAAAAGTTCTTACCTTATAAAGACATAGCCGAGAAATACGGCGTATCAATCGAAACAGTTAAATCTTGGCGGAAGCGATACGGTTGGAAGCGTGCTAAGACTAAACCTAAACCGAAAAAGAAAATAGGTGCTCCGTTTGGTAATAAAAACGCCATGGGTAATAGTGGAGGTCCACCTGTTGGAAGTCAAAACGCTTTAAAACATGGTCTTTTTGCTAAATACTTGCCACTCGATATGATTGGCGTAATTGAAGAAATAGAAACAATATCCCCTATAGAAATACTATGGGGGAATATTTGTATCAAATATGCTGCTATCATACGAGCACAAAAAATAATGTTCATCGAAAGTGAAAACGCTGACAAACAAATTGAAAGTGTTACTCAAACAGTTGAGGAAAGCGACCAATTTGGGAACACTAAACGAATTGAAAAGCATGTTGACACAATCACAGCAGATATTCGTATGGAGAAGTTCCTTAAAGCACAATCAAGGGCGATGGACACGCTGGCAAGATTAATTAAGCAATATGACGACCTATGCAAAAGCGAATTGGCTACAGAAGAACAAAAGGCTCGTATCGCTAAACTTAAAAATGAAGTTGCGACTATTAAACAACAAAACGAGGACAATAAAACGCTCGTTCCTATTATTGTAGGTGGTGATGAAATTGAAGATTAAAGATAATCAAGTAGTTGTTCATCTACCTAGTATTGTAGGCAAGCATTATGGTGCGTTTTGGCGGTTTAAAGGGCGTTATAAAGCCGTTAAGGGAAGCCGTGCGAGTAAGAAGTCGTCAACTCAATCATTAAAGGTTATAACCGAAATTATCGAAAACCCTCATATTAATTGGTTAGTGGTTCGTAAGGTTGAACGAACGTTGCGTGATAGTTGTTATGCACAACTTAAATGGGCTATACACCGATTAAAGGTGGATAACTTTTTTAAGTGCAGTACATCACCTTTAGAAATTACTTATAAGCCGACTGGGCAAAAGATATTATTCAGAGGCTTAGACGACCCTTTAAAAGTAACATCAATTACCGTTGAAGTCGGGGCGCTGTGTAGATTGTGGATAGAGGAAGCGTACGAAATCACGAGCGAGGAAGCGTTCGACCGCTTAGATGAAAGTATTCGTGGACAGCTACCAAAAGGAATGTACCATCAAGTCGTGTTAACATTTAACCCCTGGTCTGATAGACATTGGCTTAAAAAACGCTTCTTTGATACACCTAGTCCGAATGTATTGTCTATGACAACGAATTATATGTGTAATGAGTTCCTAAGCGAAGCGGACTTGGTGCTATTCGAGGAAATGAAAAAGAACCCTCGTCGCTATAGGACTGCTGGTCTTGGTGAATGGGGTATCGTTGAAGGCCTAGTGTATGAAAACTGGAAAGAACGAGTTTTCGATGTACACGAAATATCTAATAGGCCAAATGTACGCTCCGCCTTTGGCATGGACTTTGGTTATGTAAATGACCCTAGCACATTATTCTGTGGCCTTGTTGACACAGTTGCTCGTGAAATATATGTCTTTGATGAAATGTACGAAAAAGGTATGAGTAATGAAGACATTTTGTCAAAAGTATCCGAAATGGGATATGCAAAGGAGCGAATTAAAGCAGATAGTGCGGAACCTAAATCGATTGCGTACTTGCGGAAAGGTGGACTTATGAGAATTAGGGCAGCCAAAAAAGGACCTGACTCAATTCGTGCTGGCATTTCAATTATCCAGGACTATAAAATTATTATTCATCCTCGGTGCGTTAATTTTATTACTGAAATTAGTAACTATACATGGGATAAAGACAAGTTCGACAACCCTATAAACAAGCCTATTGATGATTTTAACCATTTAATGGACGCCATGCGTTATGCTATGGAAGAGTTTGACGGACGAAAAGGTGTACGCTTATTAACTTAGGAGGTGAAAGTTTGGAGCTTGAATTAGTTAAGAAGTTAATTAAAAAGCATACCTTAGGGCATGCGAACGTAATCAGCGAAATGCAAACAGCGGAACGCTATTATGAAGTCGATAATGACATTAAGTTGTTACCGGCTAAAGCAAAGGACGTTGAGGAAGCAAGGCAAAAGGGAGAAAGTTTTAACCCTATGCACCAGGCGGACAACCGAATTGCGTATTCCTTTTATCCTTTGTTGGTAGACCAAAAAACTGCTTATATGTTTACGGCACCGCCTATTTATGATGTTAAAAACGATAATTTAAATACATTTATCCTTGATACATTAGGCGATGCATACGAAAAGAAGTGTAAGGACTTATGTGTTAAAGCTACGAATGGTGGTGTAGCTTGGGTTCATTACTGGATAGATGAAAATAACGATTTTCAGTGGGCGGTATTACCGGCTAACGAAATCATTCCAATCTATAACAATCGTATCAATACAAAGCTGGAGGGCGTGTTGCGTGTATATGCAGACATTAACGACGAGGGCGAAAAAATTACGGTGTACGAATATTGGAATGACAAAGAAGTACAAGCGTTTTCTATGCGAACTGGTGATGATTACGAAACACTATCACCTTATACAGCGTTTACAATGATTGACCCTAGCGGTGTTACGTTAAACGTTGATACCATTCCGCATCAAATGGAAAAAGTTCCTTTTATTGCGTTCGCTAACAACGCACGTCATACAACTGATTTAAAACGTATTAAGGAATTAATCGATGTGTACGACAAAACTTATAGCGGTTTTTTAAACGACCTAGAGGACGTCCAGGAGGTTATATATGTACTCACTAACTATGGTGGTGAAAACCTAGCCGAGTTCTTGGACGGTATGAAAAAATACAAAGCAATTCAAATGGACTCTACTGGTCCTGATGATAGAAGCGGTATTTCAACTCTGACTATCGACATTCCGATTGAAGCACGCAAAGAACTTCTTGATATTACTCGTAAAGCTATCTTTGACATGGGACAAGGGGTAGACCCTCAGCAACAAGGTTTGGATGGTACTAGCGGTGAAGCAATGAAGTTTTTATATACTTTATTGGAACTTAAAGCCGGTATGATGGAAACTGAATTCCAACTAGGCTTTAATGAATTAATTCGTGCTATCTGTTCCGCACATGGTTCGAACGATGTTACTATAACCCAAACATGGACAAGAACAAGCGTTAAGAATGACGGCGACTTGGTGGACATGTGTTCAAAATCTATGGGCGTTGTATCTAAGCGAACTATCCTTGCACATCATCCATTCGTGGAAGATGTAAACGAGGAAATGAAGCAAATCGAAACAGAGGAAGCACAAAATAATACTGATATGTACGATGATTGGCATAGCAAAGGTCATGACGATGGCTCTATAGACGACCATGACGACGACCACAGCGATGACGAATAATCGTATTTATATTTTCATTCGTGGCAGGTAAACCACGGTAAAAACCGGAAGGAGTAAAGCATATGACATTCAAGGAACTATTAGAAAAAATTGGAGTTGCAGAGGATAACATCGACAATGCAACTAAACAATTTAAAGAATTTCTCGATGGTGAATATGTTCCAAAGTCGCGTTTTAATGAGGTTAACGCGGAAAAGAAAACCTTAGAAACTGCTGTTGCAGACCGTGATAAACAGTTGAAATCATTAAAGGATAGCGAAGGCGATGTACAAGCGTTAAAAGACCAAATTACAAAACTTCAAGCAGACAACAAAGCGAACGCTTTAAAAGCTGCCGAAGATTTAAAAGCATTAAAATTGAGTACCGCGGTTCAATTAGCGATTGGCGATAGCGCTCAAGATGCAGAACTCGTAGCTAACTTGATTGACAAATCTAAACTCATTCTTGGTGAAGATGGTAAAGTAACTGGTTTAGATGAACAACTAAAAGACTTGCAAAAGAATAAGGCATTCTTATTTAAACCGCAAGGCGAACCTAAATTCAAATACGACCCTAACAAGGGCGAAGGTACTCCTAAGGTAAACCCTTTCAGCAAGGAACATTACAATCTAACGCAACAAGCAGAACTTATTAGAACCGACGTTGCACAAGCTAAAACGCTTGCAGCACAAGCCGGTGTATCTATTGATAATTTGATTTAAATTAGGAGGACTAATAATGCCAAATCAAAACTTTTCTTTTAACTTGCAAACATTCGCAGCAACTACATTGAAAGACGTAATTAACCCTACACCGTTATTCGTTGATTATGTAACACGCCGTACAAGCGAATTATCCGCTATTTTCTCTTCCGGTATCGCAACTCGTGATGCCCAATTCGACATGCTTGCATCTGAACCAGCACAAGTTCATAACATGCCTTTCTTCACTGATTTGACTGGCGACTCTGAAAACGTGGTGGAAGGTACTGACTTAACTGCCGACAAAATCGGTTCTAAAATGGACGCTTCCACAACTATTCGCCGTGCGAAAATGTGGGGCGCAAGTGATTTGTCCGCTCAATTATCCGGAACTGACCCTATGTCCGCTATTGGTGATTTAGTAGCTGGTTTTTGGGCTCGCGACCACCAAAAAGAATTATTAAATATCCTTAATGGCGTATTCGCTGCCACTACAATGTCCGACCATATCTTGGATATTTCTGGGAAAACTGGCAAAGCCGCAGCATTCTCTGGTGAAGCATTCATCGATGCGATGCAACTTATGGGTGATGCTCGCAACTCTTTAACAGCAGTTGTTATGCACTCCGCTACTAAATCTTATCTCGATAAATTGAACTTAATTCAAACTATCCGTCAATCTGATGCAACGTCCTTCGATTATTACATGGGCCGTCGTGTAATTGTTGATGATGGTTGCCCTGTTGAAACTGACAAATACACAAGTTATTTGTTCGGTGAAGGTGCGATTGCGTATGGTGTAGGTTCTCCTGTTGGTATGGTTCCAGCGGAAGTTGACCGTGATAAACGTAAAGGCTCCGGCATTGATTACTTGATTTCTCGTAAAGCGTTCATCTTGCATCCTCGTGGGGTAAAATGGACTAATAAAACTCGTGCCAACGCTGAAAGCGTATCTCGTGCAGAATTGAAAGACGGCGGTAACTGGGAACGAGTTTATGAACCTAAACAAATTCGTATTGTTAAATTCGTTCATAAATTAGGCTAAGGGGTAAAACATGGGGACTAATTCATATTGGGCTAGACGTGCTGTTGAACGTGAAGATGAATGGAACAAGAAAAGCCGTGAAACAATCGAAAAAGAGCTGGCTGCTCAATATGAAAGGTCCGCCCAACGGCTACAAGCAAACATTGAACAACTTTACGGAAAGTTCGCCACTGATAACGGACTAAGCATGACCGATGCTCGTAAATTAATCAACGGAACTGAATTTAGGACTTGGCGAAAGGACGTCGAAGGGTACTTGGCAGACTTTGAAAAGACTGGCAACCCTAAGATTATGCTTGAACTAAATGCCCTTTCAATGCGCTCGCGCATTTCTAGGCTAGATAAATTGTACAGCGATACTCTTATCGAAATAGATAAGTTAAACCGAAATACAGACAATGTCATGTCCTCCTTTTTAAAAGAAGCATACAAAGATAATCGCTTGCATTCTGCCTATGAATTGGCAAAGAAAGGACAAGGTCCTTTGAATGTAGTTGTTGATAATAAACAAGTAGAACAGGTATTGCGAACTCCTTGGAGTGGCAAGAACTACAGCGAACGGATATGGGCCAACGGTGAAAAGTTGGCTCGTACCATTCAAGATACTGTTGTTAATGGTGTTCATCGCGGTGTATCAGTTAATAAACTGGCGAAAGAAGTGCAAGAGCGAATGGGAGTATCTAAAAATGATGCTGTAAGACTGGTTAGAACGGAATTAAATTACGTTCATAATCAATCTACATTAGACTCGTTGCGTTCCTCTAATATGGAATACTTTCAATTCATCGCAACAATGGATAAGCGTACATCTTCTATTTGTAGGGAACACGATAATAATATTTATCCGATTAGTGAAGCCGAAGTAGGTAGTAACGTTCCTCCGCTTCATCCTCGTTGTAGGTCAACGATTGCTGGTGCTATTAGTAATAAGAAACCGACTAGCGGTTCTCGTATTGCTAAAACTGAACCAACTTCTAAAGGGGAGCGAGTACAATATCAAAAAGTACCACGAAATATGAACTATAACGAATGGAAAGCGATTTACGTTGATAAAACAAAAACATTCGCCGATTGGCGAGAGGAACAAAAGGTCGAACGGCCTAAACAACCGAAACCAGTTAAGCCTAAAGAGATTGACTTAAAGGAAAAAATATCTAAGCTCGACATGTCAAAAGCAACTCCGCAAGATATGATTAATATTGGGAAGTTAGCTAACCAAAAACATGATATTATTAACTTAATAGGTAATAAAGATGAATTGGTAAAGGTAGTATCCCAATATCGTGAAGTTGGATATAACATTCCTAATAGCTCCTGGGCGGAAGGTAGCGTTAAAAGAAATAAAGAAATGATACAAGGTGCGTTTAATGTATATCCGAGCGACTGGGGTCGTATGTTAAAGGATAACAATAAGGGTATTAATACTCGTAAGGTTAAACGTGGTTATTTCTATGGTAAAGCTGCTGTAAGTGGTCGTCCTATAAGGTATGTTAATATTGATAACCCTGGCGATTACATAACAATCAATATGAATGGCGTTAAGAAAACAACTCCATTCCATGAAATAGGTCATATGGTGGAATTTTTTAACAAGGATGCAAGTCGTTTATCTAATGAGTTCGTAGAAATGCGAACCAAAGGCGAGGAAGCGGAAAGGTTAAACAAAATCTTTAATATGAGTTGTTATGGAAAAGAAGAAGCTAAAAAGGATAACTTCATCAGCCCTTATATAGGTAAAACGTATTCGACTGGCGGAACCGAAGTTTTAAGTATGGGGCTTGAAAGCGTATTTGAACCTAACGAAAACGGTCAGTATAAAGGCTGGGACTATAAAACAGGTAAACCTATTTGGGCTACTATTAAGGACGATGAAGAGTATTTACACTTCATTATTGGAATGTTATTAACTGTATAGGAGTGTTACTATGACGGATAAAGATAAAGCGTTTATCGACGCTTTAACTAAATTCAATAGCATGTGTGAAACGTACAAATCAATTTTTGGTGAAAATTCATTGGATAGAGTATTTGTGCTTAGTCCTGGTGATATTTCAACCGAGGAATTGAACGATAGCACTAAAATGCTTGCTTCTGCCATTGCGAACGATGAACCGCTTGAACAATTTGACGAGGACATGTGGGAACACGTCCATTATTAAAGGAGATTAACTTTGGGTAACGTTCAATATTTAGAATATGATGAAGCGGTTGCGTTGGTTATATCAACGACTAACCGTTTAATATCTATGATTGATAGTCTTAATGAAGTTAATTGCGCCGATTATATAACGCTGTTCGCCGAAAAGTTCGTTCTTGATTGTATGGACTATTGTCATAGAACGAACTTCCCTCGAACGCTTGTATATACGGCTGCCGAATTAGCTACAAAGTACATCAAAGACAAATACAGCGATACACATGGACCGCTAAAGTCTTTGAAAGAAAATGACGTTGAATTTACCTGGGCGGTAACTGATGTATCTCCTATTGGGTGTATTAGTGAAAAAGACTTTGAAAGCATTCGCACTAAATTAAATCTATATAGAAAAGTGGTGTGGTCGAATGGCTAATGTGTACGGAAAACTGCTTGCAGATATTATGTACAAAGATACATGTACCATTTCACGGCAACAAGCCACCACGGACGATATAGGGGCGGATGTGTTCGACGTCGTTGATGTGTATGTTGATGTTCCTTGTAAATTAGGACAAACAGGACAAACAAGCATGAATGGTGTAAATACTGACAGCGTATTCACATTAAAAGACAAGTTAAGATTATCTTTACCGGTCGATTACGATGTTATGGCGAATGATATTGTTAAAATCAATCATCAAGGCCAAACGTTTATCATGCGATGTGATAGTCCTTTTAAGTACACAACGCACCAGGAAATCACGTTAATTCGTGATGATGAGGCTTAACTATGGGAGCAAAAGTTAACGGCTTCATGGAGTTGAATTTTAAGTGGAAAAAGATTTTATCGCTATATCCTCAATATATCGATACACTTTTACAACAACAAGCGGAATTATTAATCGCCGATACAAAGGCGAAAACTCCTGTTGATACTGGTACACTTCGAAACGCTTGGAAGCGTACTGAGCCACAAAACAACTCTATTGAGGTATACAACAATACTGAATATGCTAACCATATCGAATATGGACACAGAACACCAAAAGGTGGTTTTGTTAAAGGGCATAAGATGTTACATCGCTCTACGGTTAAGCGTAAGAGTCAATTTTTAAATGATACAAGAAAGATACTAAGGAACTTGATAGATGCTTAAATTAAGAACTATTCAAAAGGCCTTAGTTGACCTTTTGAAAAACAAATATCCTAATTATAAGGTGTATTTTGACAACGTTGAAAAGTCAAATGCACCTTATTTTTATATTGAAATGTTTGTTCATAGTGGCGTTGGTGATTACAACTATTTCGAAAGGACTGTTCAAGTCGATGTTACATTCCGAGCTATGGAAGATAAGAATAACCGCATCAAACGTGCGGACTTATACGAAATGAGTGATAGCTTAGAATGTATCTTTAGGCCTGTACTGAAAGTCGATGATAGGTATATCACCATTAATGACTTTGAACATACGTTTATAGATGAAGTGTTACACTTTATCTTTAATTTAGAGTTTAACGACGCTTTCACAGACGAAGAAGTTGGCTTTGTTCGTGGTGAAGTCATTAATACTCTTTCATTTAGCCTTAACGGCTCTAATTTAACCGAGGAGGAATAACCAAATGCCAAACGAACAAGAAAAATTCGGTTTACCGCAAGTCTTAATTGACTTCAAAACAAAGGGCGTAACTGCTATCAAGCGTTCCGCTCGTGGCGTTGTAGCATTGATTTTAAAATGCGAAACAACCGATGTATCTAACAAGTACAAAATCTCTGATATTAGCGAAATTCCTGACAGAACATTCGATGAAGCTACAACTGATTTAATTAAAAAGTGCTTAGATGGAACACCTTTGCGTGTATTGGTATACACATTACCTAAAGCAACTGTACAAGGCGCCAAAAATACGCAAGCTACATTGTTAAAACAGTTAAAACATACTCGCTTTAATTATATTGCCGCTCCTACTGGTACGGTTCAAGACCAGCAAGATTTGGCGTCCTACATTAAAGCAGAACGCAACAATGGTCGTAAAACTGTAAAAGCGGTAGTAGGTAGCGTGGCAGCCGACCATGAAGGCGTTATTAATTTCTGCACAGAAGAAATTAAGGTGCCTAACGGTCAAGACTCTCAAGGTCGAACTACATATAAAACGTATACTCCAATCGAATATACTGCTCGTATTGCTGGTATCTTGGCTGGTTTAGCGTTAGACCGCTCTGCAACGTATTACAAATTAACCGAAGTTGAAAGCGTTAAAGTGTACGAGGACTTAACCGACCGTATCGACAAAGGCGAATTGCACTTGTTTGATGAAGAAGACGGCGAAGGTGTTAAGATTGCTCGTGCTTGCAATTCCTTGCAAACGTTCACAACTGATAAAGGTCAAGAATTCCGTAAAATCAAAATCATCGAAGGTGTTGATATGGTTACAGATGACATTCGCGACACTTTCAAAAAATTCTATGTTGGTAAATATATCAATGACTACGACCATAAAATGTTATTCGTAGCAGCCATTATGGTTTACTTCAATCAATTAGCCGGCAACGTACTTGACGCTCGAGCTAAAAACAATGTAGATATTGACGAACAATTCCAAAAGAACTACGCCATCATTAAAGGCGAAGAT